CGACGTTGACCACCTATCAACGCATGATCTGGGTGATGGATCACAAGCCGGGTGGGGCCGGTGAGATATGGCTGATCGGGCGAGTCAACGCAGCCAACACCGATTACGTCTTCGTGCATATTACGAATACCGGAACCGGGTTCAACTGGAAAGCCGAAATGGGCTACGTGCTCGGCGGGGCGAAAACCGTCTGGCAACCCTTTACCCAATTCAGCGCCGGATCACTGTGGGAGTTTCAAGTTGGCACTGGCAACGGTGAGAGAAACTATCAGTTCATTGCCAATGGCAACTTGGTCTTCAACTACACCGAGGTCGGCACCAGCTCGGCATCCGATGCCAGCCACCTGTTCTGGGGAATGCGGATCGACACCAATGGTGCCTCGGAGAACTGCGGTGGCGTTTCCTCGATGGGTGTTTCTGACAACCTGCCGCCGAGCGTAGTGGGTTCCGGTGCGGAGATTTACCGGGTGTCGACCACTGGCGTGTCACTGGGTAACGGCACCTTCGTGCTGCCCGCCAGCTTCTACGACAACACTCGGTACGCCAGTTCGGACATCACCGTGGATCGCGCCACGAGCAAGTTCACCGTGGCCAAGGCCGGTTGGTACATGGTGACTGCTGGCGTTCAGCTCAACGCGAATCCGCTTGGGCGACCGGCTATTGCACTGTTCAAGAACGGTGCTGCTCATAAGATAGGCAATACCACTACCGTCCCCGACGGTTTCCAGTCGACATTCATCGTCTACCTGGCGGACGGGGAGAACGTGCAGATCGGCACGTTCTACAACTCGACTGCGGCCAACATCATCGCTGGCGCTGCTGGCGGGTTGTGGAGTTATGCCAGCATTGCACTGGCGAATAGGAGTTTCGCATGATGCCCGACGAGCCGATAACCGTCAACAGTGCCATCGCTGAGGAGATCGCCAACAGAACGGAAGGAGTTGACGCCGCTCAGGTCAGCGCAATGCTGGCTGCCTGGAACAACATTCGCGCTGGCGACCCTGTCGGCACAGTTCGCCGCGATGATGCCACCGGCTTGGTTGCCCATCGCGTCGAGCTGGAAGGGGTACAGCAATGGCATGTTTCCGCGCCAGACGGAAGCGTGTATAACGACACACAATCCACGCTACCGTGGACCGAGATTTATGTTCCCGCAACAGAATAGGAAGTAGCACCATGCCCACTGAAACACCAACACCAGAAGAGCAGGTTGCTCCCGAACAGCAACCAGCGCCAGTGCTGCCAGAGCAGCAATCAGCCCCAGATCCCGGCCCGCTGCCTGAGGTGCGGCAGTGCCAGGACGCCGAGAACTTCCTCTACGGCGCATCAGCCGTCGCCGCCGGGGATGACCGGTGGGGCGTGATGAGCCCGACCAACGGTGGGCATTGGGCCACCGACGCCGAGGTGGCGGAATGGACGGTGCTGTCATGACCATCATCGACGGGGAAGTGACCTCGAATCCCAACGGCCTGGAAACTACTCCGAATCCGGGCAGTCTGGAATACCGGGTCACCGAGCTGGAGGAGAGGCTGGCGATCGTCACCTGGCTGCACGCCGAGCTGGCCTATGCGTGGCGGCTAGCGGTGGCGACGCAGCTTGCCCAGCAGATGCAGCCACAGGTACAGCAGGCGCTCATCGATCAGATCATGGGTACGTAGCCCGTGTAGTCCCCCTGTGTATCTGGTCCTTTCGCGACTTAAACAGTGAGGAGGCCCGCGTGAGCTATTCGTTCCGCATCGCTGATGGCGACTTGGTAGGGATCGGCAATCAGCTCGATCTCGTCTTCGGTGTGGACAAGCTCAAGCAGGACATCGACTTGTGGATGCGCGAGCCCTATGGCGGTGATCGGTTCCACCTCGCCATGGGCTCGATTCTGCAGGACTTCATCGGTGACATCGTTTCCGGCTCCACCAGGGCCGAGATACACGCCGAGGTGTTGCGGGTGTTGCAGAACTATCAGGCGGTCCAATTGCGCCGTCTGAAGGAAAGCCCCCAGATGTTGAGCACTAGTGAGTTGTTGGTCTCCGTCGACGACATCGCGACCAATGTCAGCTTCGACACCGTGATGGTGGCGATCAAGCTACGCAACGGATCCGACCAAGCCACCACCATTCGGATCAACACCAGTCTCTAGGAGGTCGAAGTGACCAAAACGCCTGACACCATCAGTCAGGAGATGCGGGCCAAGTTGTCCATCACCGCGCCGGGCTTCTCCATGGAGCTGGGCACGCCCGAGCGCAAGATGCTCGATGCGGTGGCCGAGTCCATCAGTGAGTGCTACATCGACCAGTATCTGCTGGGCTCGCTGCTGGACGTCGAGGCCAAGGCCGGGCTGGAGCTGGAGCAGTTCGTCGGCATCTTCGGGTACGGCCGTCTGCAGGGCAAGAAGTCTCAAGGCATTGTGCGGGTGGAGCTTACGACTGCTAACGCCCAAGACATCCCGGTCAACCTGGGCACCCAGTTCTACACCCGCCAGGGCCTGCCGGGCACCTCCAATCCGCTGTACTTCTCGGCCAAGGCCCCGTCGGTGATCCCGGCGGGCACCTACGTCACCGACGTGCCGGTGGAGTGCACCATCGTCGGCACTGCAGGCAACGTGCCGCCGGACTCCATCGTCTACCTGGGCGAGATCATTGGCGCGTCCTCGGTGACCAACCTGACCTCGATGACCGGCGGGGTGGACCCGGAGTCCGACGACGAGCTGCGTCAGCGGTTCAAGGACACGTTCATGCGCAATGTGGCCGGGACCGAGGACTGGTACCTGGGACTGGCCTACCAGAACGCCAGCATCTCAAAGGCGCTGTGCATAGGGCCCATTCGCAAGTACGCCACCCAGATCAATGTCCCCAGCGCCACCCTGACGCTGCCGGTCAGCGCCGACGTCAAGTACGCCTGGCCGGGCGGGGAGAGTGTCTTCAAGAATCTGGGACAGACCGACGAGGCGTTCTACCGACCGATCGACGACTACGTCTTCGTCTCCGGTTCCAGCCCGCAGATCCAGCGGGTGTCCACCGGGGTGATGGTGGAGGACGATGTCATCGACGTCGAATTCGAGTACACCACACGGTCTTCGCGCAACGATCCACTCAACGGGATCTGCAACAAGGTCGACGTGTTCGTCAACGGGGCCAGCCCGTTGTCGGTCACCGAACGCACCATCGTGCCCGCCCAGACACTGTCCACCAACCCGGCCGATCCGCTCTACATCGGCAACTTCGCCCGCGTCGGCACCGCCGGGACGCCTAGTGCCACCAATCGGTTCATGCGGCTAGGCAGCGTGCCGGTGCTGAGCTTCCCCTCCTCGATCGTCGTCGGCACCACCAATTTCCAGCAGGGCAACCACTACCACGTGCTGCGCGGCATCACCCTGGACGCCGGATCGCTGCGTGAGGTGGCCGGGCTGGAGTGGCTCCCAGCGGGCCCGGCGGTCAACACCCCGCTCACCCTGACCTATGTGTACAACCGGGTGCCCGAGATACTGCAGGCCGTCGTCAAGAAGGGCAAACAGCTCACCACCGACGTGCTGGTGCACCAGGCCAGCTACGCCTATCTGAAGATCTTCCTGTCCATCGAGTACGACCGGGGCTTCGTGGTCTCCCAGGTGGTCAACGCCATCCAGGACCGGATGCGCGGTTACTTCGCCGGGATGCCGTACGGGGCCTGGCTGGAGATCAGCGACCTGACACTGTCCGTGCACCAGGTGATCGGCGTCGACAACGTCGCGCTGACCACGGCCGCCGAAGACCCCAACAACTACGGCATCTGGGTCTTCGCCGACAGCTCTGACACCGTTCCGCTGTCAATCGAGACCGAGGACTTCAAGCTGGTCGACAACCAGTTGCCGATCTTCGTCGAGGCCGTCTGCCTCCGCAGGCCGAATCGCTAGGTGAGTCATGCCATCGCAGAGTCCATTCCCCATGATGCCGTCGAAGTCGACGGAGCTTCGGCTTAGTCACTTCGACGAGCAGGTCTATGCGGGCGACTCGTCCACCGTCCTCTACAAGTTCATGGACGCCATGTGCGGGGACAGCGGTGCCGGGACACTGAAGAATGAGATATTTCTCCAAAGGCTAAGCGGCGCAATGGATTCTATATATGGATCCGATTTGGATTACATCTTCGGGAACATGCATTTCCTGAGCCGCAGCCCCGATGAGTCCTATCCCTACAACACTGCCACCGAGATGCTCACCTCGGATCAATGGGATGAGGTAGTCATCAAGGACGCCTGGTATCGCGCCCGGATTACCGAGTTCTTCCAGGCATGCACGGCGGGCGGCACCACCGACGGCATCCGGCTCTGTGTGCACGCGGCCGTGTCGGTGGACTGCGAGATCTTCGAAGTATGGAGATACATGGACAATTTCGGCCTCACAGCGCATCTGGGCCGAGCCCCGGTCAACACCCGTCAGGAGGTGGTCATTCGGCCGCACAAGGAGGCCCTGGAGCCCAAGGAACGCCGTCTGCTGCGTGACATGCTGGACAAGGTCACTCCGCAGGACACCGTGATGACGATTGACACCCGAGGGTTGTCTGTGTCGGCTCCGGTCAACGTGCGGGCCCGTGCGGCCGACTCCACGTATTACCAAGTTGAAAAAATCGTCACTGCCACACCGGTTCTCGAATCTTTACCTGCCCCGGAGCTGCTGGCCATCGACCTGGATCCAACCGAAAAGTGGCTATTCTCAAGGTCTCCCGAGCTGGCCCCGTACGCGATGTTTAACATAAGCAGCGAATATGGCTATTATTATCTGATCGGCGGTGGACCGCGCAGCCCCATCGACGCAGTCACCTACGGCACCTTGCAGCCGGACGGCTCGGTGCGAGCGGAGAACCCGTTCCAGATGTTCGAGACCACCGGCCAGTACACCGACTGGATCGAGTACGAGATCGCCGACAGCCCGGATAACTATCCCGGCGGCAAGTTCGGCATCACCCCGACGACCGCGCCCGCGCTGACCGCCGATCGGGCCCCCTACCGGTTCCCCTACGCCAGCCAGCAGGACTACATCAACGAGAAGAAGGCCGACGTGCTGTCGGTGGGCGGCCTGGCCGACGATGTGCGCTACAAGCTGCCGATCGAGAAGCCGTCTCAGGTCAAACGCACCTATACCGCCGATCTGGCCATCGCCTATTCGGCCCCGGCCAAGGACTCCACCGTCTCGGCGTCCTTGACGTGTCGACGACCACGCCAGAACGTCCACCTGGGTGGGCTCAATCCGGCATCCTTCGTAAGGAGCTGAGATGACCCTCCTCGGCGGCGCAACCAAGTACTACTTCGACTTCAACTTCCCGCTCAAGGTCGTCCAGTTCATCCTGAACCTGATCTTCGGGAAGAAGGGCCAGGCGGCCATCGACACCGGGGTTCGGGAGTGGTTTTCCCAACCCCGGCCTGGTAATGACACCGGCATAGAGGTCATCTCGACGATCTTCAAGCTTCCGCTGTCGATCTCCGAAGTCACCACCGACATCCTGCGGGTGCCCTGCACACTGGAAGTCTGGTATCAGGATCGTTCCAACAACTGGCGACAAGTGATGGACATGCAGCGAATCCCCTTGCATGTCACCGTTTCTGGCTCAGACGCCAAGAGCTGGTACAAATATCACGTCAAGTGCTATCCGATCGTCGCCAAGCAGTTGCAGCTTCGGATTACCCGGACCAACGACATCACCCTGGAGAACATCCCGTACGTCTGCGGCCTGCGCAACACGTTGATACGGCGCAACGTCTACGACCGCGCGCAGGGCTCTCAATACTTCGAGGAAGAGCAGGACATCCTCGGCAACGTCATTACCAAGTACATCAAGGACTGGGACGCCGGACGGGCCTTCGACGACAACCCCACCACGTTCTGGAAAAGCGAGGCGATGCCGGATCCGCTGGCGGTGGTGAGCCTCTACCTCGACGTGCGTGGTGACGACGGGACTCCCAAGCTGGTCGACAAGGTCTATCTGGATCCGGTCTACACCGGCCAAATGCTCAACCTTTACTATAGTTCGGATTCGACTGTAGGTACCCGCAAGCTATCCCCGATCACCATCTATCCCGACGAGGACGTCAACACCGCCTGGCGCATCCAGCGCGGCCGCACCGACACCGCCGGGGCTCCCACCGACGATGCCTACTACCGGTTCCCGTTCAACGTCGGCCCATTGATCCGTGAGGACGCCTGGATGGGCGTGGAATGGGCCCCAGCCTTCGACCCCACCGCCGGGCCACCGCGCAACCCGGTGCTGATCCGCGCGATCTCGACCGGGCCCACAACGGCTTTCAAACCATCGGTGTACTACGACGTCGGCGCGGCCGAATTCATCCTGGAGTTCACCGACGGCACCGACACCCGCACCTACACCGCTCCAGTCACCCAGCTCTTCACCTCCGGCGAGCCGCTGCGCATTGTGGCCGGATGGAGCTACGACCCGGACACCGTCTACATCTCGGTGGTCAACCGCACCGGCCAGGAGATCGCGCATCTGGAGGACGAACCCACCACCCTGCCCGAGCTGGTCAGCTTTGATGGTCAGATCGAGCACTGGAACTTCCGGGGCATCCTGACGGCCACCATCATCAAGCTGGACCACTGGAGCCACAGCGCCAACTTCCAGGCCAGCCCGGTCTACTACACCATGCCTGATCCGGTCATCCCCGACGCCCAGGGCCGCATCCCGGCCACCAGCCTGGACAACGCCATCTACGTGCGTTCCTCCACCGCCCAGGAACACGGGACCGGCGGCGCAAGCGAGACCCACTACGAGGACAAGGAGTGGACTCCGGTCTGGCGGGACTACCTCACCGTCAAGGGCATGATGTATTTGCCCCAAGCGATTTCGATGAAATTCCTGAAATTGGAATTCACGAATCTCACCTGCGAGCCGTACCCCGTGTACGAGAGCGGAATCGAGGTGCGTTACAAGGTCTTCCCGACGTCGGTCACGCAGCAGTCCTCACTGGGCCCGCGCATCTACACGGGCGAGGGCGGCCCGCTCGGGCTGGGCACTTTTATCAGCGTCAACGGTGTGCGCAGCGTCAACTGGCTGTCCCCGCAGTCGGTGATCAACGCGATCGGCACGGTCTTTAGCCCACAGATCCCTCCGGTGGTCATCAACCAGGGCAACCCCTACATCACCGAGGCCATCCCGCAGGCCCAGGACGCCAACGCCAGTGAGAACTACCGGGTGGAGATGTCGTCGTCCTACGTCTACCGGCGTGACACGCTGGACCCCTACATCCTGGCCACCGACCAGTACAACACCATCATCAAAGCTGAAGGGCTGCAGGCGCTTCAGGACTTCACCGACGTGCCGTGGGACGAGATCGCGGCCGCCAATCCGGGGGCTATCACGCGGGTGCGCGGCAGCATCGGCGCGGTCCCGGTACGCGGCACCGACTGGTGGATCTTCCCCGGCCAACAGCTCAAGATCCCGGCGGCGGTGATGACCAAGCTGACCGACACCTCCACGGTCACCGAGAGCAAACTGACCCTGGAGCACCGGGTTCGCTTCAACACCACCGCGATCCATCGCTACGCTTACAAGACGCTCAAGCGTGACGCGGCGATTGCCTACTTCGCGGGCGTGCGCGAGGTGCTGCCGTTCACCTCCACCTTCATCGCCGAGGAGGACAAGCCCCAGTTCGACTTCGCGCTGTACGATCCCAGCCAGTGGGTGGCCACCAACACCCGCCAGATTGCCTCGGGCCCCACTAGCGCGCAGGGCAAGGTCTACCGCATCTCCAACCCGTCCTTCGACACCTCTCTGGTCAACTGGATCACCAGCCCCGGCGACGGCGGCTGGAGCCAGGACCGCAGCACCGGCCACTATGCCTTCGGCTCGGCCAAGGTCTACGCCGACGAGCGGATCAAGGAGCTGATGAGCACCAAGCTCTCTGTGGTGCCCGGTGACACCATCAACGTCTCCTGCTGGGTGAAGTGGTCGACCATGAACGTCACGGCCGGAGAGGCGGGCATGCAGCTCGGTGTGGTGGCTTATCAGACCGTCGACGACGTGCTCACCGTCGTGTCCATGCCGGTGCTGGCCCAGATCGATTTCGCCGACTGGACGGCGCACGCCAATTCCGACTTCGTCCAGATGCTCGGCACCTGGACGGTGCCCGACGGGATGGACACCATCCGGGTGCGGATGGCGCTCACCGAGGAGGCGCATTCCGGCAACGCCTGGTTCGATCTGGTGAGCGTCGAGGACGCCACCTTCAACACCGGCACGCTGTACAAGAACTTCTCCACCATGAGTGACTTCTCCAAGGCCACCGTCGAGTTCCGCGATTCCGGGCTGATCCGGTCGGATTCCATGTGGGCCGACGTCAATCCGGACAGCCAGAACATCGAGGACACCCGATTGGCTCCGTACGTGGAGACGATTCCGGCCACTGTGCCCGGCGGCATGTGGGGTGACACCATCAAGACCTGGGCGTCTGACACCGCGCAGTGGGGCTCCCCGTTCGCGATCGTCTCGATCACCGTCGACGGCAACCGGCGCTACCAGGGCAACCGTGTGCTGCACTTCTACCGGGCTTCGATGACCGGTGAGGCGGGCATCAAGATCAAGCAGTTCACCAACTGGGTTCCGCTGGGGCTGTTCAGGATTGGCTGCGTGCTCTACAAGCCCTATGCCAACGACAACCTGATCACATTGCGGCTGCGCCGGATGAGCGACGGCGTCTTCATTCACGAGGAGTCGGTGACGGTGCCGACCGGCCGCTGGTATGAGTACCAGACCGCGTTCATCGAGATCCCCGACACCGACGACCAGGAATATCAGGTGATGCTCACGCTGGAGGGTGACGACGAGGACGAGCTATATCTGAGCGACCTGTACTGCGAGATCGCGCGGATCCGCTACTTCATGCGCCTGGGCGGCCTGGGCACCGTCCTGCACGAGGTCAGTGATCTTCGCTATATCGAGGGCTACGCTCAAGTCGTTGCGCCCACTCCGGTCAACGAGATGTCCGTGCAGGCGGCCATTCTGAGCCCGGAGGCGTACGCATACGGCTGCACGATCACCCCGGCCTACCTGAAGTAGCTCAGCCACCTTTCGGACAGGCCGGGGCGACGCGAACCGGCACTTGCCGGTCTATCCGGGCGACTGGGCCTCGCGCCGGACTCTTCTGGGCTCCGACAGATGCAGCGACCGTCGGAGGTTATTCGGTGCTGGCAGTACCCGTGGCGGTTGTGCTCAAAACGAGGATGGCGGCAGAGGGGGCACACCCTGTAGAGCTTTACCAGTAACAGAGATGTCATTCAAGACGAAGACGGCGCTTCTGGTCGCATGCATTGGAAGCACAGTTCGAAGTCGCGGTAACAGGCCAGCGGCCAACGCTTTTCGCACTTCGGGCAGTTCTTGAAGGGGAACGGGCCCAGCCCGCCGAGATCCGGGTCGGTCATGCTGGCTTGTCCTCCATCGCCTCGGCCAACGTGATGGCGATGACGTCGAGGATGACCGAGATAGTGGCCAGGGCGGCCACCACAATCGATCCGACGAATATCAGCTTCTTCTTCATGGTGCCTCCGGTGAGGTGACGCCCGGAGGGCACATCCAGGCCCCCGGCGTGGCAATCGGGATGACGTACACGCACGTGGCGGCGTCGGGCCCAATGGGGCTGGGGACAGGCACGACGTTGTGCGGTGCCCCCAGCACCAGGGCTGTGATGATGGTGATCAGCACAAGTAGTCCTCGGCGATGTTGACAAACTTCTCGGCCGAGCTGGGTGACAGGTTGTTGGCCGCATAGGCCATGCGGACCACCGAGGCGTGCGAGCTACCGGCATCCACCGCTTCGCAGATGTCGTAGCCGTGGGACAGCGCCGCCTGATCGCCTGCGCGGTTGTAGAAGCCCGCGTCCTCCACCGCGCTCAGGAATGCCTGCGGGCCGTGGCTGTGTATCGACCCCGATGCGAGGGCGATGACGGCAATGACCGCCAGGATCGCTCCCGCGAGGATGACCTTGGTCTTGGTGGTCATCCGCTGAAAGACGTTGGGGGAGGGCTGAACCGGGCCCCCAAAACCC